TCCCGCCGTACTCAAACCATTCCTCCAGGGTCGAACCCGGATAGATAGCGTCCGCCTGTGCCCGGACTGCGCCCACTGTGCCCATTGTCCGCCGGATGGTCAATGCTGTTTTAACGATGCGCCGTTTCCGGTCGATGTCGTACCCGGTATCATACCAGTCGATTTTCCAGTTGACTGCCAGGGCGTCAAGCACCGGCTCCGCCACGCTGTCGATGGCGGTATAGATTTGGCTGCCGTCGATATAGTCCATGGTCTTTTTGTGCAGCGCAGCAGCGGCCATGGACAGCGCCTTGACCCACGGCTGTTCCCGCACGATACGCGGCAGGCCGTCTGTGATCTGCGCATCTCTCAGGCTTTTAATCATCCTCCAGCCCTCCGTAGGTCGCCGTCACACCGGTGCATTTCGGCAGCATCATGGTCTGCACGGCCACATCCGCCGGGGCTGTCAGCTTCACCCGCTTTGCCCCCGCCGCCCGCAGGCGGGCGATCAGCTCCGTCGGGTTGATGTCCCGCCCAAGTTTCCGCTGCCATGTCTGGAAGTCCTTGACCGCCGCCGTTACCTTGCTCTGGATTTCGCTTGCGCTTCTCTGGTTGCTCTCTGCAATCCAATAGGTGAACGATATGGTATAGTCCACCTCCTCCGGTGCGAGGCAGCTTACATGGTCGCACAGCGGGCGGATGGTCTCGTCGTCCATGTGTTCCGCCATGCCCGCAAGCTCCGTTGTGTTCGGCAGTCGAAGCCCTGTTTCATCCTCGATCACGAAGTAGATGTTCACCTCGTCCGGTTGCGGGCTTACGATGCGGACATCCGCCACATCCCCGCGCCATTCCCGCGCATAGTATTCATAGGCGTCCCGCGGCCCGGCGCAGCTATAAACGCTCGGCGCAAGGTAGATGCGCCTGGTCAGGCTGTCGTCGTCCTCGGTGTCCAGTCCGCCCGTACTCGGTGTTGTGTTGCTCACGCCGGAAATGTACGGAATGGGGTCTACCAGTATTTTGATTGCACCCGAAAGGATGCCGCTGCTCTCCGCTCCGGCTTCCTCGGCTTGTACCACAACATCCGCATAGCTCTCGCCCGCCTTGATCTCGGCGTACTCCAAGCTGTTGAAATACTTCCCGTCCTCGGTTTTCACCCGTGTTCCCGCCGGGATAGCAACAACGACGCTCCTCGGCTCCTCCAGGCTGAACCGCACAGAGGCCGTGGCCCGTTCCGGCGCTTTCCTGGTCAGCCCCACCAGCGCCGCCAGCGCATCCAAGGCGCTCCCGGTGCTGGTTTTCAGCATTTCCATTCTGCCCTTTGCGTCCGCATACTGCATGGTCTGATATTCCATCGCGCAGAACGCTTTAATCAGCAGGTTCACTGTGTCGGCGTCCCCGATCTCCGGGTCTCTCCCGGTCAGCTCCCGGTAGTATCCGGCGTACAGTTCCCGCATTTGATCTTCCGTCTCCTGCAAGGTCATGTTCTCGATGAAGTTCAGCTCCGGGCAGTTCTCCAGCTCAATGATATTAGACAATTTCGATCACCACCTTTGGGGTCATAGTTCCGTCCTGCGCCTTTCCGCCCGTCCATTCCACGCGGGCCACCTTTGCCCGCGGCTCATACCGTTCGGTTTTGCGCACATACTGGCCGCGATGGCCGCCGTCGCCTTAACATCCACGCCTGCCAGCTGGCCCATGGATGCCGCATCATTCACGCTTTGGGCGATCTCCGCCGCCGTAGTGGCGTAGTTGTTGCCCAGGTAGTTGATTACATCCGCAACCTCCATGACCTGCTTGTGGTTCATGTTGAACGCCTGTTCCCATTTCGCGCCCCAGTCGCCTGCCTGGTCTGCGGAAATGTCCATAGCCGTTCCCCACATGGCGATGTCTTTCAGGAAGTCCGTCTGTGTCAAGTCCTCAAAGGTTTTTCCAGATTGGCCTGCCGCCGCTGCGAGGCGTGTCAAATCCTCAAAGGTGTACGGTATCTGCGTACTCAGGTCTTTCAGCCGTTCTTCCAAGATGGCGTAGTTTTCCGCATAGGTTCTCCCGTTCTCCGCCATCTTGTTGCTTACTTTTCCGGTTGCGTCCGCCATGCCGTCCACGACTTTGACCACATCGGACATATAGTTTTCAAACTTTGCAGCTTCCTTGGTGCATCTTGCGATGGTTGCCACCGTTCCCGCCGTCAGCGCACCCATGGCCGCCAGTCCCGCCGTTCCGATGTTGCTGATACTTTTGGCGAAGCTGCCCAGCTGCCCTTGGCTACTGGCCAGCGCCGCCGTCAGGCTCTTGTCCATCTTTCCGGCGATCTTGATACTAAGCTCTAATGTTTTGTTCTTCGCCATTCCTCCGCCACCTCGTCATTCAGTTCAACAAACTCGCGGACAGGCAGCTTCAAGTAAAATTCAAGGCTCGTCCCTGTCACCGAGGACAGTCGGATTGCCGCTTTCCGCAGGGCTTTTGCCCCGCCCTTTACTCGAAAAAATCCGCGTCGTTCACCGCGTTTTTCAGTTTCAGCAGCTCATACAGCGGCAGAGAGGTGAAGAAATCCTCCGGGATGCCCGTCGCCATCGAGGCGATCACGCAGGCGTACAGATAGTTGGTGCCGTTCTCCGTCACCGCAAATCCCTCGCGGGCCAGCCGGTTTTCTGCCTCACTCTCATTCAGGGTGTTCAGGTCGGAAATGCCGTTCAGGTCGATTTCCCGGTACTCCTTCCCCTTATAGCTGTGGGGCTTCACCAACTGCATCACATGGTTCTCCGTCTCGCCGTCCGCATTCATGTATCTGCGCACCATGCCCGCTACCCGCTTAAAAGCGCCGCGCGGCATCAGCTTGAAAAATTCGATAGGCAGTCCGGTCGCCTTTGCTGCCATAGTTCTGGCAAATGCTGTGGTGGTCTCACACAGCACAGAGGCGGCAACTTCCACGCCGAAAAGCTCCAGCTGTGTGTCGATGGCGTCCCGGATGGTCAGCTTCTCCAGCCCCGACAGGTCGATTTCCTCATACTCTTTTCCCTCAAAGACATAGGGCTTCGTCAGCTTCACAACCCGCTCCTCGCTGACTTCTTCCCTTTCGGCGTTGACTTCTTGCGTTTCCGTGTTGACTTCCACCATCGCGTTCTTGATTTCCTCCATGGTAATGCTCCTTTCAGCCGTCTATTGTTTAGAAAAACACGGCCCACCCGCAGACCGGGGGGCCGTGTTCCGTTTTCCGGGTTATACCAGGCTGTTCACACCAGCCAGCATATCGTTTCCATTTACCTTGTAGATGCCGTTCAGCTTGTCCACTTCCAAGAGCTGCACGCCGTCCACCTCGATCATGATGTAGGTCAGCTCCAGGGTAATGGTCGCCTCCATGGCCTCGCCCTTTTCCACCTTGCCGGGATTGAAGCTCTTGACGCGCCCGATCTCCACCACCCGCAGGCCCTTGAAGTTATAGCCGCCCGTTTTGTCATAAACCTGCTGGGCTGCTCGCAGGGTCAGGTTCACCGTGGACAGGGGCGACAGCATATCCATGGCGGAGCTGTACAGAGTGTTGAACTGGATTTCCTGCTCCATGCTCTCAAACTGTCCGATGGTGGGGCTGTCCAGTTCGCCGTTAACGCCCACGCCGGACACGGTGCTGGTTTTCATATTGATCTCCGGCAGGGTCACAGATGCGGCCACGCCGATCATTTTGCTGCCGTCCAGATAGGCGTTATACTCACTGATTTTCTCGGGGATATAGTTGCTGCTAATCATATTTTGTTCCCTCCTTTATCAGTTCAGCGCAGCGGAAAGGGCATTGGGGTCGAACTCAATGATGTCCTCAATGTCCTCCGCAGGGGTAAACGGCGTAATATACTGGTGGAAAGTGATCTTGCCGTTGAGCAGGTCGGTGGTAGTGTTCTCGTCCTCGTTGAAAGTGATCTCGTACCGAGCGCACACGCCGCGGGCCACAAAGCCGTTGCCCCGTACATTTTCGCTGTCCACGATGGCCTCGATCAGCCGCTTGTTGGCCGGGCTGTCAACTTTCTGGAAGTAGGTCAGGATAAAGCTGTTGGCTGCCCAGGTCATAAACCGGCGGACGCTGAACCAGCGGTCTTTTGGGTCTGTGATGCCAGGGTATGCCGCAGTGTTGTTGCCCCACAGGCGGAACCCGTTCATGTTCAGCCAGGTTGCCACGCCGAAGCTGTTCACCGTGTTGGCCTGCTCCTGGTCAAGCACGACCTCTGTTCCGTCTGCCAGGCAGGCGGCGGAGATCGCCAGCGTCTTATTGCTGGGACTGACATTGGGTGTGTCGTCGTTCTGCGCATCCGTGTACGCCGTCAGGGCGGCAGCCAGGGCGGAACCGCTATACACCACCTCGCCCACCTTGGCATAGGGCCATACGGCGTATGCGTTGGGGTCGCTGACCGCCTGCTCCTCCTTCTTGGTTTTAACATCGGTGTACTTCACTGCACCGTCCGTCTTGCTGTTGATGTCCACGATGCACACCGCGCCAAACACGCTATTGATGCTCTTGGTCTTTGCCTGGAGCGCAGCAGACACCGTGGCGTCCGCGCTGAACCTGGGGGCCAGCAGAATGCCGGGGGTCATGGACAGCTTGGGATATACCTGCCGCACCACCTCCAGGCCGGTTTCCTTGCCGGAGGAGATGTCCACACCGCCCACGATGTCCGCGGCTTTGACCTTGCTCGGGTCGATCTTGCTGCCGGTCGCAGTCAGCGTGGTTGCCTTTTCACCGGCTCCGCCTTTGAGCAGTACGATGTTCAGGGTGCCGTCGTTGTTCCATGTGGTCGTGTAATCCTTGCCTGCCTCCAGCGGTGTTGCATCCGCCTTGATGGTCAGGCCCTCCAGCAGTACACCCACTTCGTCCAGCACGGCCACGCCGTCGTTTACCTGCATCGTCTTTTCCGAAATATCCGCCTTGTGCTTCGCCGGGTCAAGCACATTGATAAGCACCATCGGGGCCACGCCCACCACGCTGAACGCCGCACTGATGCACTCGCACAGGGTATAGGCTTCAAAGTCGTCGTTGTAGCCGACGGCCTCCACAGCCTCCTTGTAGTTGTTCACCAGCAGCGGAACATTGACTGCCGCCGCCGGGTCTTTCAGCATATTCACCGGTGCGGTTCCCACGATCACTTGCAGTCCCGCCGTCCCGACAATAGGCGCAGTCAGGCTGGTTTCCACCTCGCTGGTATATACGCCATGCTTGTAAGCCATATTGTTTCCTCCTTACAGCTCAGATTTGATTTTGTGGTACAGGATGGCTTCTGCCGTTCCGGCAGTCTCCATCTTCCTCCTGGTCTCCGCGAACTGCTCCACCGGCACCAACAGGGCCTTTACCTCCGGGTGCCGTTCAGAAAAATCCTCCAGCGCCTCCGGGATGCCTCCGCTGAACACCGTGTACTGCTTCGCTACGCCCCTTACAGTCGGGCCGCAGTAGACAACAGGGCCGGCCTTTTTCTTCCGCCCTGCCGCTCCTTCCGCCCGCTCGGCCATACCCATGGCCGACGCCTCTGCTTTCCTGCTCATACCAGTCCCTCCAATTCCGTGTCCTGTGTCATAGCCGGGGCCGTGCAGGTCAAGGTGCAAGCCCCGAAATAATACGGGTGCGTATCATCCTGCTGCATAGCCCATACGACGGGTTTCAGGATGGTGAACGCACCGCCGAAATAGGGCCTCGTACAGACCCGCTGTACAATGTCCTCTTTAATGTTCGCCACATCCTGATAGCCCTCTCGCGCTCCGCCCTCGTCGTATGCGCATACGATCAAGCTGAACTCCACCGTCTGCGGCCCGCTTTCGTCCTTAATGGCTCCGCCGGTCATGCGGGCCACGATATAGGGGGCCGCCGCCGCATCCGTGTCCACATCCGCGTCGTAGTCCTCCGGCACCGGCAAATCCTGCTTATAGATTTTCAGCGGTTTTCTGCCCTGTTGGCCGTTGTACTTTTTCCCGGTGAAAAGCTCCTCCAGCATCTCGATCAGCGCGTCTTGGCAAAGCTGCGGCGTCCGCCCAATCCCTGCGGCTTTCACCGCATCCATGTAATCCTTCATCGCCTATCCCTTTCTGGCCTTTGCCCGCGCGATCACCCGCTCGGTCTGCTCCATCAGTCTGTCGTACAGGTATTCCGTTACCTCCGGTTCCACATAGGGCCAAACGGTGCTGTGCATCGCAGTTGCCGACGGACTTCCCATCGTCACCAGCTTTTCCACTTTCCCGTCCTTGTTCCGCCACCGCGGACGCCCCCGCTCTGTAACCGTATGGCTGGAGCTGGAGCCGATGCGCCGCTGAACCATGCCCACATGGCCGCTCTTGAACTCCACCAAAAAGCCCTTGCTCAGATTGGCTCCGTCGCCGGTTAAAGCGGTCATGGCAGAGGATTTCAGAACTCGCGCCTTTACATGGGCAGGCGCTCTGCGCAGGACATCCCGCCCCTTGAAGCTCTCTGTCGGCCTGTGCTGGAAATAGCCCAGGTCATTCCGCATCTTCTCGATGTGAAGTTCTGCGCTCAGACTTGTGTTCGTGGCCTTTTTCCGCTGTACCAGGTCTTTCAGGTGCCGCCGCCCAGCGGCGTTCACAGCATACCTGGCCTTTGCCTGCGCCACCATCAGCTTTCTTGCCTGTCGTGCTGTGGCGTTGATCGCTACCTTAGCCGCCGCCGGGGTCTTTTTCTTCAAGTCCCCCAGCGCTCGCTCCACATCCTCCAGCCCGTCCACTGTGATGGTCATGGTTCCTGCGTCGTAAGTCACCCTGCTCATTGTCTCGTCCTCTCCATGGTGATGCGGTAAATACCCGCTTCTTCCTCGCAGTTCAGGATGCTGTAAGTCCGCTGCTGCGAGGTGCCCTTATCCATGACCAGATGCTTCCCGATCTTCGGCTTCGGCCCATAGTCCTTTACCCGGATGTACAGCACGGTGGATGCGGTGTATAGGCCCGTATCAAAGTTCTGTTTCGCCCCGGCCTCCCAGTGCGAGTTGTGTTCTTTCAGCCGTTGGTCATCCACAATGACCAGCGCCTCTTTCTCGTCAACCGTGTGCAGGTCTGCGTGTTCGTCCTGCTCAAAGAAAGTCAGGTCGATGTCTGCCGCTGCGCAGTCTTTGAAAGTCGGCGCTTTCCACTCCGTTTCCGGGGCGCTTCCAAAATCCTGTTCCAGTTCAAAAAGTGCCATGCTGCACCTCCGCAGAAAAACTCCCCCGCCTGCACACAGCAGGCAGGGGATTGAATTGTCAGCACACAGTAGCTACCAGCCAGCTGTCCACCTTGTCGGGGATAGGCAGGGGGTGGGCCTGCAATTCCACCATGCGGCGGTCAGGGTGATGCTCCACATAGCTGCGCAGCAGGCGGCTGGTCTGAGAGGTCACCCACAGGCCGCTCGCCTGCTCAATGTAGGTGCAGGCACCGTAGGCCATCATATAGTTCGGGTGGGAACTAATCAGGATAACCGCATTGTCAGTAATGAGCGGCTTGGTGGCAGGCTCCTCCGGGTTTGTCCAGTCGTCGTAGTACACTTCGCCGTAGGCATACAGGTCGAGACTGGGGTCAGTCAGGTGCCCCAGGTACTTCACGCCGTTGGGCAGGTCACGGGGGTTGATCTCTCCCATGTTCATACGGCGGTTGTCCATCATCTTCTGGACATTGGCATCGGCAAAGAATTTCTTCTTGGCCTCCTTGCCCAAAATCGCCATATCCACATTGGCAAAGCCGCCGGTCAGCACCTTGTCAGTCCAGTCGCCCAGGTTGCCCAGGATGTCAGCCTTGGTGCCGCCCCACTTGTTTTCGCCGCTCAGAGTGATCTTGTTGGTGAAACCGAAGTCAATGACCTCATTCACGCCCTCGCCCACAATGGGGATGGTGCCTGTCACGATTGCCTGAACGGCCATCCACTCCTCCCTGCGGGTGGTGGCATCATTCAGGGTGGCGTACTCCTCCATCAGCTTCTGAGCCGCCCGCTGGGCAGGGGTCATGCCGCTGTACAAATCCTCTCCCGGCAGACGGGTCATAAGCTGGTCAGCCGTGGTCACATCATAGGGGTTCACCAGAGGGGGTTTGTAGCTCTCGGTGGTGTAGCCGTTTGCCGTCAGCACCTTGCCGCCCAGGCGGGGATGCACAAACGCCGCCATGCGCCGGTCGCCCTTCACCAGATCAATGTCCACCCGCTCGGTGGAGAACGGCTTGACATTGGTAAAGAAAGTGTCTCGGAAATAGGTGCGGACAGGGGGGGCCTGCCGCACGACCTCCGCCAGGTAGCGAGGGCTGTAAATATTCACTTCGTT